TTTGGAAAGTAAAAAAAAATCACTATATTGCATAAACAAACAGAGGATCTACCTCTGGTTTAACATACTATAAATTATAGTTCAAATAAAATTAACACTTATGGAAACAAAAAATTTTAAAACTGAAGAAGAAAAAAAACATGATGAATCAATACGAAAAATCGTATTACAACACTGTGTGGCTTGCCACCAACAACTTGATCTCTTACAACTTAGGCTTATCAACTTTGATGATCTGGTTAAAGGAGTTCAAGATACAATTCAGTTAACAAACAAACAACTTTCGGAATTAAATTTCGAAAAAGCAGGAGTAACAATACCAACAAAACTTAAAAAAGTATAATGGGAAAGGAAAAAACATTCTTTGGAAATCTCTTATCAGGAGCCGGCAATGCTTTAACATCAGGAGTATTTGGTCTAGCATCAAATTTATTATCTAATAGAGGAGCAAAAAGAAGGCAACAACTAGCAGACGCACAAAATGTAAAATTCTGGAATATGCAAAACGAGTACAATACCCCTGCAAACCAAATGAAAAGACTACAAGATGCTGGACTAAATCCAAACCTTATATATGGAAGTGGTTCCGCAAACACTGGTGTTGCAGGGAGTGTTGCTCCCTCAAAACCTGCACCATACAATATCAAAAATCCTGTACCATTACAAGCAATGTTAATGAATGCACAAATTAACAATCTTAATAGTGTAACTAGAAAAAACGATGCAACAGTTGACAATTTAGAAGGTAAAACAGAAGGTCTAGGATATGATAATATTGTAAAAAAAATAGTATCAGAAGGATATTCACAATCTAGGGCTCAAGTAGTAGCCGGCATAGCAGATAAATACAGACTTATTTCACAAAATTTAAGTATTGGAGAACAAGCTTTAGAACTTAAAAAAATGGAAAAAGATTTAGCAATGAACGGTTTTTATAAAGGAAACGCTATAGCTACATTATTTGAAGGAGTATTAGGAATAAAACCTTCACAATTAAATGATCAAATTATAGTAGCCGGTCAAGAATTACCAATGACCAAACGACAAGGAGTATTAGCTCTAGTCGGATTAATAAAAGCATCAACATATGCACTCGATAAATCAAATAAAATATTAAATCTTTTAAACGCAATTAAACAATGAGTATATTCAGTAAAGTGGCTATGCCACGACCACAAACAAACACATTTGACCTATCACACGATAGAAAATTCTCAGGAAAAATCGGAGAATTAATGCCAATCTCCGTAATGGAAGTAGTACCAGGAGATAAATTCAATATCAAGGCAACTAATCTTACAAGATTTGCACCGCTTATCACACCAATCATGCACAAAGCAAGTGTTTATTGTCACTTCTTTTTCGTGCCAAACAGAATACTATGGCCAAACTGGGAAAACTTTATATCAGGTGGAGAAGATGGTCTTGCAGACCCAACATTCCCTACCGTAGACTTAACAATTCCAACTCAATATGGGATTCAAACATTAGCCGATTACTTAGGATTACCAACAGGCAATCAAATTACAGACGTATCAGCTTTACCTTTCGCTGCTTATCAGAAAATCTATCAAGATTATTACAGAGACGAAAATTTAATAACTAAAACAGACGTTACGTTATCAGACGGAACACAATCAGCATCAGACATTATTGAACTAAGTTCAATGAAAAAAAGAGCATGGCAACATGACTATTTTACCTCTGCTCTTCCATGGACACAAAGAGGACCAGAAGCAACAATTCCTTTAGGAACAACTGCTCCAATAATTTATGAGTCTGATCCAACTACAACTACATTATTTAGAAATCATGGTACAGGAGCAATAATTAATAATGCCGTTTTTGACGGTGCTGCTGCTTTATCTACAACTAGTACTGGACAACTATTTTCAAACAATCCAAGCTTTACCCCATTAGATATAGATAATTCAATGGATTTAAAAGCAGATTTATCAGGTGCCACAGCATCATCAATAAACGACTTAAGAAGAGCATTTAGATTACAAGAATGGTTAGAAAGAAACGCAAGAGGCGGAGCTAGATATATAGAAATTATAACAGCCCATTTTGGCGTAAGATCATCAGACGCTAGACTTCAAAGGCCAGAATTCCTTGGAGGATCGTCCACACCAATTACCATAAGTGAAGTTCTGCAGACATCTGCAAACGCAAGTGAACCAACACCCCAAGGTAACATGGCCGGACACGGAGTATCAGTAGGCTCATCAAATTACGTTTCATACAGAGCAGAAGAACACGGTTACATTATAGGTATTATGTCAGTCATGCCCAAAACCGCTTATCAACAAGGAGTACCCAAACATTGGAAAAAACTCGACAAATTCGATTACTATTGGCCAAGTTTTGCAAACATTGGAGAACAGCCAATTTATAACGAAGAGTTATACCACCAAAATACTGCCGAAGACGCAGAAGTATTTGGATATACACCACGATACGCAGAGTACAAATATATTCCATCTACTGTTCACGGAGAATTTAGAGATACATTAAAATTCTGGCATATGGGTAGAATATTTGGATCAAAACCAACACTTAACCAAGACTTTATTGAATGCGATAGTGACGAAGTAAAAAGAGTATTCGCATTACCAGAAGCATCAACAGAACATTTATACGTGTATTTACACAACGAAGTAAAAGCAACAAGATTAATGCCATACTTTGGAACACCAACAATTTAGAAATCATGGGATACAGAAGATCAAAACGAATTAGAAGAAAAGGCATGGCTTTCAAAAAGAGAAGCCGAATGCAAAAAAAGAAATCTAGAAAATATAACTCATATAGAGTAGCTAGAGGCGGTATTAGATTATAAGTAGGTCTGGGGACCTGCTTGGTCCCCCCTACACTAAAAACCATCATTATGCAGTGTTTCACACCATTTAGAGTCCGTAACAAATCGAAAGATTATAAAAATCAGAACTTAATGGTCAATGTACCATGCGGTAAATGTCTTGCATGTAAAAAACGCCGAGCTTCACATTGGAGCTTTAGGCTAAACGAAGAAGCAAAGACTTCTTCATCAGCATGCTTTATAACTTTAACATACGAAAAGGCCCCAATTTCAGAAAATGGCTTTCAAACCCTTGTAAAAAAGGATTATCAACTTTTTCTTAAAAGACTAAGAAAAAAGTGCCCTACTAACAAACTTAAATATTACGCCTGTGGAGAATATGGAACCAATACACACCGCCCTCATTATCATGCTATTCTATTCAATCTGCCTAAATCTCTTATTGAGCGTCCTCAAATCATTGCTGACACTTGGACTAAAGGTCATATTCATATTGCTAACAATAATCAACTTACTATTAATTACGTGGTTGGTTATATAACCAAATCAAACTTTCAAAGGTTTAATACCCACGACGACAGACTACCAGAATTTTCATTAATGTCAAAAGGCATGGGACTTGGATATTTATCCAACGCCATGAAAAAATATTATAAAGACAGAGAAATTTTCTGCATAGTTAGAGAATCAGGACAAATCATTTCAATGCCTAGATATTACAAAGAAAAAATCTTTGATAAATCAGAACTTAAAAAAATGTATAAAAAATATATCGAAGAACAAGAAACAAACTTCGAAGAAATGTTTAACTCAGGAAAAGACGAGCATGAACATTATAAAAATATTATCAGACGAGATAATAAACAGCAAATGCTAAAACGATTAAAAATTTAACACTTATGAAAAAAATTAACAATGCTTATTCAAAAGACAAATGGAAAGGAAAAATTATGGATCAAACAGTCCATACTATTCCAGATCAAAACTTGTCCATTAGACAATTACTAGACAGACACTCCAGAGGATTACCTCTTGGAGCATCACAAAATCAGGGAGAATATTTCGATACCGAAATTCCCCGATTTGATGATCTAGTCGACATGATGGAACATAAAAAACAATTAGTTAAAGAACATAAAGCTTTAACTAAAAAAATTGAAGCTGAGCAAAAAGCTCAAGCTGAAAAACAAAAAGCTACTGCCGAAGCCGTAGAAGTAGCTAAAACAAACCCTATAAAAAGTGCTGAATCTTGATTCGGCATTTTTATTGGGTAAAACTGCGATGATAATCGCTAGCACTAATATCATACTTGATATATTAGTGCTAATTGACACCAATAACCCGCAAACGACCATAAAAACGAAAACGTAGTGAAAGTATAATAGGGGAGGTAAAGGAAAAAACGTGTCAAAAAAAACTAACAAAATCAAACGATTTGGAAAGTAAAAAAATATCACTATAT